AGTCCGGCATGGCGTTGATGAGGCCCTGCGCCAGTCCGAGGATAAGCTTCAAACCGCTGTCGATGATCTGCGGCAGGTTGTTGAGGATGCCTTGCACGAGGTTAAGGACGGCGTTGATGCCGATAGGGATGAGCTGCGGCAACTGGGCCGACAATCCATCCAGCAGCGTCGTCAGCACGGTCACCGCCGTGGACGCGATCTGAGGCAATGCCTGCACGATGCCCTGCAAGAGGTTCGTGACCATCGTCAATCCGGTTTGCAAAAACGACGGCAGGGTCGACGTGACCCACAATTGGAACTGGGCGAGCAGCTGGGGCAGGCTCGTCGAGATCCATGTCGTCGCGCTGGTCAGCAGCATCGTGCCGAGCTGTCCCAACGCTCCGAGCACTGGCGGAAGGATCTGCATGACCAGTGCCGGCAGCGTGCTGCCCAATGAGGAGAACAGTTGTGGCAGTGCGGCGGTGATGCCGGTGATGATCTGCGCGATGCGCGGACCCACGTTCTCGATGACCGTGCCGACCGAATCTACCAGCTGCTTGGTCAATCCGTTGATGTCGGCATTGTCCTTGCCGAGCTCCGCCAGCCAGTTCTGCCATGCGGCCTTCATCATGCCGACAGAGCCCTCGATGGTTGTCGCAGCCTCCTTGGCGGTGGTGCCGCTGATGCCCATCTGCTCCTGCATGATGTGGATCGCCTGCACCACGTCGGAGAACTTGTCGATGGACAGGTCGCCCATCTCCCCGTTCGCCTGCTTGACCTTGTTCGCGTCCTGGATCAGACGCTCCATCTCGGATTTCGTTCCGCCGTAGCCGAGCTTCAGATTGTCGAGCATGGCGTAGTTGCCGCGCGCCAGAGACTGGTAGGTCTGTTGGATGGACTCGATGTCGGTGCCCATCTTGTTGGCGTTGTCCGACATGTCGACCATGGCGGTGTTGCCGAGTTCCGCGGCCTTCGCAGTGTCGCCGCCGAGCGAGCTGATCAGCGAGGCGGAAAAGCTCGTGACCTGCGTCATGTACTCGTTGGCGCTCACTCCGGCTGTCCGGTACGCTTCCGCCGCGTATTTCTGCACGGTGCCCGAAGCGTCCTTGAACAGCGTGTCCACGCCGCCGACGGCCTGCTCGTATGTCGCGTATGCGTCGAGAGCGCTCTTGCCGACGCCAGCCAAAGCCGCGACGGCGGTGCCGACGCCAGCCAGTCCGACCGTGGCGACGCCCTTCAGGGCGCCGACGGCCTTGCCCGACATGGAGCTGATCGCATTCCATGCGGTGTCTGCGCCGCTTTTGAGCTTGGAGCCTATCGCCGACGCGGCACTGCCGGCGGCCCCTGGAATCTGCGACAGCACGCCGCCGACCGCGCCGCCGACGTTGCCGAGATAGCCGCCGATGGCATTGCTGACGTTTTTGAAAGGTGCTGGTATCCTTGCCGCGATGGCCGAGCTCATCGACGAGAACTTTGCCGACAATGGCGCGGTAAGACGTGACGCGGTGGATTGCATGGCAGCGCCGGCAGCGCTCATGCCGTCGCGGGCTTTCGTGGCGATGCCGGAGAACGCCGACGTTGCTGCCCGTCCGAACGCGCCGGAGACCGGCTGGACGATGGTCGCGCCAAGATTCTTGAACGCCGATCCAAGCGAACCACTGCTGGAAGCGAGATTGTCCTGCGCGTCCTTGAGCGCCTTCTGCGCATCCTTCAACCGGTTCTCGGCCTGCGTCGCCCGGTCGGTCATGGTGGACAGCTTCAATCGAGCCTGTTCGAGCCTGATGGTCGCGGCCTCGGCCTGCGTGCTGCCCTCACCATGCTTGGCGATGGCATTGGCGACGCTCTCCTCGGCGGCACGCACCTGATTCGCCGCCGCCTTCTGCTGGAGCATGGCCTGACGGTATGCGGCCGTGGATTTCGCCACGTCACGCTCATAGGATTTCAGCACGTCAGCACTGAAATCGTTCGCCGACTGTTTGAACCCGTTTTTGAACGCGCGTCCGAACAGTCCACCGCTTTTGCCGCCGTTCATGCTTGAATCGAAAGCCTTCGACGCGGCCTTGCCGCTCGCGCCGACCTCCTTGTTGACCGTGCTGCGGAAACCCTTCATCGAGGGGAACACGCTGATGTGCGCGGAACCAAGTTCGCTGCCGAACGCCATGCGGCACCTCCACTATTCAGTTATTCAGTCTTCGTAAAGAGTCCGGAAAACCGGGCTCATGCCCTTGGTCTGTTCGCGCAGCCGCTCACGCTCGGCCTTCTCCCTATCCGCCCGCAATCGTTTCGCAAGCGAATCGAAAGGCTTCGGATACTCGTCGCTGCCAAGCGCGTAGACGACCGGTATCTCACCCCACCGGACCGGATAATCCAAGCCGTTGAGCTCCGCGCCCGTGTAGGATGACGGATCGCCGATAATCTGCTCGAGGAGCGCTATCGCGTCGCCGTAGCGGAGCCTGCCGCCAAGATCGGCCTGCAGACTCCACCCATGCGCCGTGAAATCGGCTCGGATCACGCTCCCGTGTTCGGCGAGCTGGCGGGAAAACCATTGGATTTTCCCAGTGAGGTGCCCTGCGCGCGCACCACCGCGTCGCCATAGTCGGACATGAGGTTGAACACGACCTGCACCGGTTCGCCGTTCAGCTGCTCCGCCTGCTTGTCGCCAGCGAAGGCGCTCAGCATGCGCTTGAGCTGTTCGACGCTCTCCGTATCATCGGACGTGTTCGAAAGTCTCGTGAAATCGTCGATGCTCATCGACAGTGGAAGCTTGTACGTGCGACCGCCGGGCACGAGCGCCCAATACACATCGCCCTTGATGATGTGGCGCACCTTGTAGTTTTGCGCGATGGAGGCGAACGCCTCCTCATCGTTTTTTTCCGTCCACTGGTCGAAATCCTCGACGGTCGGTTTGAAGTCGGTGGAAGTTGAAGTCATTGTCTTGTCCTATCTGCTTTTCGCCTGCCTGCCGTGGAAAAAGAAGATTCCCGGACCGCGCAGACAGGCGAGATAGGCGGTCCGGGAAGATTTTCGTCCGCCGGTCAGGCGGCGCGTGCGGTGACGGTGACAGTCAGATCGGGTGAGGTCACGCCGTCGTATGTGGCGTTGATCCTCGCGCTTCCGGCCTTGACGGCGGTGAGCGTGCCGCCATCGACGGTCGCCACGCCTGCATCCTTGGACTTGAACGTGGCCTGTCCGGTCACGTCCACGGTGGTCTTGTCCACATGGGTGGCGACGGCCTTGAGCGCGAGCTTCGCGCCTTGGACGACCGACGGCTTCGTGTTTCCGTCAGCCGAGGTCACGGCCACCGCCGTCACGCTTTTGGGTCGTACCAGCTTTCGATCCAGCGGGTGTTCGGATGCTCCGCATCCACATACAGCGGATCTTTCATCCATTCGACGGTCAATGCTCGCCCTGTGACCGAGCCACGCTCCTGCTGGTCCGGCTCGTTGCCGGTGACCTGCATGACGCCGGCGCGACGGTGTACACGACCAGTGTCGAAAGTCTCCTCCTCATACACCATCCACTTCGCATCCTGGATGATGTCGGCCACGTGGTAGACGCCCTGGGCGTCCGGCTCGCCGATGGTGATCTTGCGGGTCAGCGCGTTGTTTTCGGCCGGGCTGAAAGTCTGCGTGAGGCTGGTCGCTAACGGCAGCTTTTTGTAACCGTCCTGCAAAAACTCGATGGGGTCGTCGCCGTCGCGCGAATCCTGGTTGCCGCCGTCGGACTTGACGAGTCCGATGCATGCGGTCGACCGATTGTAGGCGGCCGGAAGTTCCGGCGTTGCATTGCTGGGTGCGATCATCTCCGGCGTGATTTTGTTTTCGGTGGAGTACGGGACGATCATGATGGCGGCGGTGACGAGCGCCTCCACCTGCCCCAGATCCATGCCCTGACTGTCTTTGGCCATGGCGTTTCCTTTCTTATGGTTGTCTGATTCCGGCCGTCGAATATTCGACGGTCATGTAGTAGCGGCACCATGCCGCGTCCTCGCCGACCGGGTACGGGCCGTTGCATCTGTCAGACACGACGGCGCAGATGCGGCTGCCTTCGGCGAATCCGATGAGGATGCCGGGCTCTCCGGTCAGCACACCGTACACGCGGGCCGCCAGATCACGGCATGGTTTCGTATCGTTGCGCGTCCATCCGAGCACGCTGACGCCTATCGACCTGTCGAACGTCACGCGGTTGGCGGATTGCGTGCCGCCGTCATCACGCACGACCACGAGCGGATAGGAACCGTCGTAACCGTCAGGGATACGGTTTCCGACCTGCAGGCCCGCGACGTCCGTGATATTGGAGCGCAGCCAGCCGGTGAGGAACAGTTCGAGGTCGGGTGGGATGACGCTTGCCATCAGACCCTCGCCTTCTTCAGCGCCTTGGCCAGATTGCCGGTCTGCGCCTCCACGAGCAGGGTCTTCGGGTCGTGGCCGACGACCATGACGGTCGTTCGGTGCTCCCTTTTAACCTCCTCGATTCCAAGGCCGTCGCGGTATGCGCCGGTATCGACTGGAGCGGACGCCTTCGCGTAGGCGAGTGCCCTGTTCGCGGCCAGCGTGGTGAGCGACTTGACTCCGGCGCTATTGAGGATCTCGTCGAAAAATTTCTGGTTGAAGTTGACCGATATCCTGCTTTTCGCCATTTGTTCAGCCCTTTCTCTCCGTCAGACGGCATTCCAAGGTCGGACGCCAGCCGGTGAATGCGTTCGCGTCCTTCGAGGGGAATCCGTCGACTTCCCACAAGCGTCCGTCGTCGGGGTCTGCGCGGATCCGGTCGCCGATTTTCACGTCGGCTGTCGGATCAGGGATGGTGAGGTACGCCGTTGATTCGGTTTGTGTGTCGAGCGTGTCCGGCGTGCGGGTGCTGGAGCTGGATGAGAGGGCGCCCATGATGGCGAGCTCGTCCGGAGGCACGCTCCAGTCTGGCTCGTTCTGCGCCGGATTGTACGGGTTGGCCTTGCGTTTGGCACGCAGTCGCCGCCATTTGGTGGCGCCCGGCATACGCCATCCGCCGCCACCGGCATTCATGTCGTCAAGCAGGCTCATGGCAATCCTCCAAGCCTGTAGGGTTTGAGCTTGTCCTTCTCCGCCTGCATGAGCGACACCACGTCGAAGCTCGCGCTGGAGCCGTTGGTGGACTGCGAGGTGACGAGCCCGACCGGGCTCATGCCAGCTCGCTTAGCGGCATTGATGAGCACCTGCTGCACGTCCGGCGCGTCATCATAGCCGGCGTGAATCTCGTAGCGGATGGCCGCGATACCAGCTGGGAAACCGCCAGACAAGGACTCCACAAGCCCAGTCTCAGGGTCATAGGCGTAAGCCAGCTTGTTGCCATCACGGTCGGTCAATGATTCGATGCTCGTCACATGACGCGCGGGCAAACGAATCACCGAACCACCACGAGTGTTAATCACACCGCTAAGCGCCGTGTTCGGCATGACATGCCAGCCACACTCACGCCTAATCGCCGCCTGAGCAGCCTTAAGCCTGAAAGCCGCGTCATCCTCGAAAGCCGAAGGGTCGGCAATCATGTCAGGAATCACATTCACATCACTCATGCCGACCTCCCGTCTCAGCTCGTCTTCACCACGCCAGCAGCCACAAGACCAGCCACAAGAGCATTGACACGCTTCGCCAAATCGTTGTAAGCGGTCACGAGCGCGTCATGCTCGGCCTTGGTCGGCGCATCGCCAGCGGCTACACCCACAGCGGCATTGGCATTACCAGCCGAAGCGACATTAGCCAGCTTCACACCGCCGAGAGCGTTCTCGGCGGCAGCGGGAAGCACATACGGCGCGGCGGCAGAACCACCAATGTCGGTCGGCTTGCCCTTCGCATCCACGAAGATCACATCCGCCACGGCGGCGTTCGGGTCAAGCTTCGCGGAAGCGACCGGAATCACTCGAAACTGTCGAGCCATCATTCCTCCTTACTTCAAGGTCAGGGTGACGAAAGCCTTCGGAATGCGCACGGCCAATGCCACGCGCTCCTTGGCACGAATGGTCACCAGATCGGCAATGAAGTCGGTGTCATTGGAGTTGGTGGCCTCCACGGCGACACCGCCCTTGCGGTAGAAGGTCGCGGCACGCTTGAAAGCACCCACAACGGCGGTGCCCTTGGCAACTGCCGGGGATACGACAGTGTTCATACCCCACAGGGACGGTGTGATGTTCACCGCACCGCCATTGACGCCATAGAACGGGCCACCGCCAAGGTACGCACCGTTGTTGTCCTTCTTTTCACGAAGAGCCTCATAGTCTGCCGGATTGATGACCAGAGCGTCAGGCATCATGCCGGTCTCGGTGGAAATCATGGTCTGCGCGTGCAGAATAGCGACATCATTACCGGCGTCGGTAGCCGTGTATGTCTGGATGCCGTCACGCTCAAGCAGGCCCTTGATATTCTTTCCAGTGCCATCACCGTTGAGCAGCTGCTGCTCCTCCTTGATGCTCAGACTGTAAAGCAGACGGCCATCGATGTCGGACTTCAAGAAGGCGAGGTCGGTGATCATGTCACCGGACTCCTTGATGAAGCCAGCGATGGTGGACAATGCGTCGGTGTGCTCGGTCGCATTGGCGTAATGAATCTGACCGAATTCATCGCCTTCGCCGACGGTCTTAAAATCGCCTTACTGAGCACCTTCCACGAAGTAGGTGATGGCCTGTCCACTAATGGCGCCGACACCGAAGAGGTTGGTGATGGTCGGACGGCGGTAGCCTTCCACGAAATTCGGGTCAACATATGTCAGCAGAGAGCCATACGCGCCGGACGGCCCACCGGTCACCTGATTGTCGGTGTTGGCCTTGCGGTTCGGCAGCCATTCAGGCGTGGCGATGGAAGCGCCGGACACGCCCTTCATCTTCACCAGCTGCTCGCCGATGCTCTTCACGACGAAATCGCCAAGAGACTGATGGGCGACACCGCTCTTCTGAGTGTCCGTCAGATTATCGGTCAGACCCTCGAAGCGCTTGTGCACGGTGTCCAGCGTCTCGATGGAGTCCTGCAATTCGTGCGCCTCGGCGTTCAGACCCTTCAGCTTCTCGATGTCGGAAGCGTCGAGATTATCCTCGCCCTTGGCCAGCACCGCTTCGATGGCGGCCTTGGTCTTGGCGAGACGATCATTGAAACTCATTTGGTCTCCTTGTTGTCCTTGCCGCCAGTGACCAGTTCACGGGCGGATTTGATTACATTCAGGCGCTCGGCCTTCTCGGCCTCAGCGTCCTTGCCCTCATCAGGGTCAAGCTTCTTATCGTCCGGCCTCTCGCCGGTCTTGGAATCATCCGGCTTATCCTCGTCGGAAGCGGAATTATCGGAATCGATGCCGTCAAGCACCTCGTTCAGCGAAGCCAAGGTGGCACGCAGCTTCTCCTCGTTGGCGGAGCTGATGGCGCGACCTGACTTAACGGCCAGAATCTCGGCCTGCTGGTTAGCGGCCACCGGCACCACGCTGATCTCGAAAAGCTTGATCTGCTGGAATTCGGAATGGCCGCCCCACGGGCCGTCGCCCTTTTCGGTGATCCACGCTGTCTTCGTCGGCACGAAGCCGATGCTCATCTGGTGCACCCTGCCGTCCTTGAGCAGGTCGTATGCCTGCTGGGCGGTAGGATTATCGTCGATGTCGAGCTGGGCCGAGATGAGCAGGCCCTTCTCGTCCTCGACGGCGCTCAAGGTGCGTCCGATGATGTCGGTCGGCTTGCCGTCCTGATGGTTCCAATGGATCGGGATGCCGGCTCCGCCGTTGTAATCCTTCTCCAAGGTCTCCGCGAAAGCGCCCTTGGCGATCACGTCGCCCTGCAGGTCCTTGTTGCCGAAAGTGCTGGCGTAGCCGCTGAAAACGCCTTCGCCTGCGGAATCGTCCAAGGATTTCACGTTGAATCTGAGCTGTTTGAGATTCACTGGTCTTCTCCGTTCACTGGATTGTTCTGTTGCGCGTTCTGCGTCCTGCCGCCGTCCTGCGGGCTGGGCTGGCCGCCGGTTGCCACGTTCAGTGGCGTCACCAATTCGTCGCCACCATCAAGCTTCGGATAGTTGAGGATGCGCCGTGCCTCGTTCGTGGTCATGAAACTGCGCCCCGTGGCAGTGCTGAGCGCCTGATACTGTTCGGAGAACGTGCCGCGCAGCTTCGCGTCAACGTTCGCTTCGATGTAGGCGTCCGGCTGTCCGAGCGCGTCTGGCAGCAGCAAATTGAGCGACTGTTCGAAAGCCACGATGTACGGCATGAGCTCCACATTCCACATCTGCTCCTTGAAGGAAGCGATGTTGGAATTCGTGCCACTGCGGAAGCCTAGATTTTCTGGCGCGATATGGAAGGCGTTGGCCACGTCTATGCGGATCTTGTCCCTCGCGTCGATGTCCTGCATGTCAATCGGCTTGAAGGCGTCCACGGTCTTGATTTCCATGCCGTCGTTGAGCAGGGGCCATCCGCCGGCGAGATTGCCGCCGGCCTTGTAGTTCCTCATGCCCTGCACGAATTCGTCCTGCGCCTCCTGCGACGGCCACGGCATTTCCTTCGGACGCGAGATGTACGCCGGAATCTGGCCACCGTTCTTGGCGATGGCACGCCGATATTCGGCCATCTCACGCGCCTCCGCCAAAAGCGGTGCGAGAGTGCCGGACACCGGAGAGCCGCCGATGCCGGACGTGCTGTAGCCCACGTCCAGCAGAATTTGCGGGTCTGGCAGTTTGAAATACTGGCTGCCTTCCGGTTGGCCGGTGCTGATCTGCACGCCGGTGATCTCATCGAGAGTGTTGCCGGAAAGCGTGAAATTCTGTATCGGGATACGCCTCAGCCATAGTCGGCCGGTCTTCTTGTCGGCATCGAGCAGGCAGAGCCAACGGTCATTGAGCAGTCCATCGCAGAGCAGCGAGTAGAAGAATCGGTAGCGTGTCATGCCAGGAAGCACACTCGGTTTTGCCATCAATTGCGCCAACGGGCTTGTGGTGTCCTCCACACGGTCACCGTCAGGCTGGCGAGTGTAGACCTTGAACGGCATGCTGGCGATATTCCGCGCGATATGGTCAATGACGGTGCGCACCGCCGCCTCTCGCTCGTAGACTCCGGCACCGAACCAATCGATCGGCAGCTGCGCGACCTGCGAAATGTTGACTGGCGATTCGGAGAACTTCTGGGCCACGGATACCGGGCTTTTCTTGAGCCATCTGGAAAAGAACCCCATGAAACCTCCTCACTGGGTCATACGACTGCGAAATGGGTCACGCTCGGCGCATATTTCGGTTTTTCGTTTTCGACTTGCATGGTCTCCAACGCGTAAAGCGCCTGCGATTCGGCCACTAGGCCGCTGATCTGCAGTGCTGATTTCGTCCTGTCCCACACCTCGACTTCGCCGAGCCGCCGGGATACTGCCACGCTCACCTGCTGTTCGATGGCGGGCTGCGGGAGATGCCGTAGCTTGCCCTCACGCACACGATCATGGAAACGACCGCAGCACGCGCCCAGCCGGAAACCTTCGATGAGATGCACCGTCCACCCTTTTTCGATGAGCGGGTCGATGAAGTCCACTGCCGGACAGCCCTTGCCCTGCACGGCGATCTCCGTGATATGCGGCCAACGCTCCTGCAGCAGGTCGAGATAATGCGGCACCCACAGCATGCCGTCACGGCGAGCGATCAGCTCAACATGCGGCAAACCGTCCGCACGCATTCCGGCAGCGCCCACATACGTGGTCTTACGGTCAGCCGACGTGTCCACGGATAGGACGACACGACTGTCGTCAGGAATCGTGGAACGCGAGTCGATTCCGCTGGCCCACATTTTCGGGTTGATGAAAGGAATGATGTCGGCAGTGACCCACTGGCACAGGACTTCGGTGCGGAACGCGGCCTCGGTCATGCCGTCAATATCGGATCTGACGCTCATGACGGTCATCGGACCGTAGCCGAGCGACGGATTCGCCTGCCGGATAGCGTCGGCGTCATCCACCGGACACTTGTCAGGCGCAGACCATTCGAAATATCCGAAGCTGCCGTCCTGCTTGCCGGACAGGAACACGTCGGCCGGATTGCCACCGTCTGCGCTCAGGCGCGTCCACTCGTCAACAAGCTTTCGGCCCTTGTCGACCTGCTTGCGAAGCGCGACGCTGCGATAGTCGCCAGCGTTCGAAATGCCCCATAATTGGCTCGACCAGACGGCCTTCGTGGTCTGGCTGACGGCATTCCAGCCATCGTCAGTATGCTGTTCACGCAACTCGTCGAACACGACGCGGGCGGCGCTCTTCGCTCGAATGTTCTTGTCGGCGCGGACGATATAGCGGGCCTTCGAGCGGGTGATGATCGCCTCCTCGCCGTTCGTGTTGACGAATTTCTGCGTCATCGCGGCGAGATCCGGAATGACCAGATCTTCTTCCTCGTCGGTAGAAGGCTGAGGATTGCACCATTCTTTGACCTGATTGTAAGGACCCTTGGCATTGTCCAATGTCTGCGCTGCGCCGACCACCAGGAACTTCACGGGCGGCACACGGTCGGGATGCTTGTTGGAATCAACGAAAAGCCACCACGCGGCCAAAACACCCATCAGCGTCGTCTTGCCATTCTGACGGGCCACAAGCACAATCACCTTACGAAAGCGATAGCTGCCATCTTCAAGCAATTCCAAAGCATGGACGAGCAGCCACTGCTGCCACGGATACAAATGCACGTGCAGCATGATTTCCGCGAACGCGATCACCGCGAAACCATTGCTAGTGGTCTTATCCAGCGGCCTAAGCGGCGGAGTGAAGATTCTAGGAAGCGTCACACCATGCTTCTCATCATCAATGGCACCGAAAACCGTAAGATTCTCAGCCGCCATCGCAACCTCCTCAGCCGAACCGCTTCATGAAATCATCCATCGCGATAACCTTGTCGCTCTTCGCTTCCTCAGCCCTGACTTCGGGCTTCTGCCTGGCCGGACGCCCGACCTTCGCTGGAGCGTCCAAAGTCAATCCGAGAGACTGGCAGTATTTCAGGAAAGTCGGCAGAGTCACATTGTCGATCTTCCCGTTCTCGTCAACGAATCCGGTGGCATTCAGGAAGTCAATCCGACCAGCCAGTACGCGGGCGGCCGCGACCACTGCGGAATTCACGGCCTTCAGCCCATCGGCGTTCTTCAATGAGCGCTCCAAAGCATCCGCCACATTATGGCTCGGGAATTTCACCGACATACTTCACCTCGAATCTGCAATCGCGCGCGCGACCCCCGTTCAATTTCGGCCATCGGGGAGAGGAAGACCAACCACGCGGGACGTCTTGCACCCTTTCGCTGTTTTTACGATTTCACCGCCCCTACCCCTCGTGGTGGGCTCATGCTGTTGTTATCCATTGTCTTGAGAGTGTTCCGATTGGTGCTGGCGGGTCGCTGTTGCCTCTTAGTCGGTTGCAGCTGGTGTGTGAGGGCTTGAAGCCTGCTGGGTCGAATTGGAGTTCGGGATGCTTGCTGACTGGGTAGAGGTGGTCGAGGTTGAAGCTGTCATCTGTGGTGTTCTTGACTGCGTTGTAGTCGATTGGCATACCACACAACCAGCAGACTGCATGCTGTGCCTTGCACTGTGCGAAGAATGTTGCTTTGTCTTTTTCGAATTGGCGGCTGGTCTTGCGTGCTCTTCCTGGCATTGATTCACCGCCTTTGGTGCTTCGGGCTGGAGTCGAACCAGCGCGTGGTGTGGGATGCACTGTCTTTATCATCACGGGCATTCGATTTAAAGAAGTAGGAAGCCATGGCCGGTAAGGTATCCGTCCTCTGGTATCTGTGCTATCCCTTGTGCTCTGCCGCTGAGCTACCGAAGCGATATGAATAATGGCCCAGCTATCATTATGCTGGGCCATTCATTCTACGAACATACGACAGTATAGCATTTCAACGGTGACAGTCAAGCAAGGCGGCGAGTTCTCCTAGGTTGAACACGTACTGTCGCTTGGTGTTTGTCGGCGTGGCGTGGGTGAGTTTGCCTCGTCTGAGCCATTGGCTGATGAGGTTGCGGCTGATGGTCAGGCCGTAACGTTTCAGCTCCTTGGCTGCGTCGCTTGGCGTGCCGGTGAGCTGGATCTGCCATAGTCTCTGGTCTCTTGCCGCTTTGATGGCTGGTGCGGCCCATTCTTCGTGGCAGCCTTGGCAGGTGACTGATTCCGCTTCTGGCGTGCCGGTGAGGAGCGTATCGCAGTTTGGGCAGGTGCCGAGGATTATGAGCTCGTCTTCCGGAGTCAATGCTGCCTCGTTGCGTCGGCTGATGTGTTCCAGGCTGGTGTAATCATCTGCCGCAGTGGGCATGTCCAAAATGGTATGGCGATTGCTTAATATGGCGAGCCATGCTTTGCGCCAGCCGTATCCTGCGTATGCGGATCTGATTTTGCCTGCCTGTTCTGCGAGCCACGCTTCGGAATCGGTGATGAGGGCTTGCGCGTGCGTGTCGATGGGTATTGGTGCGTTGCCTTTGTTTGGCGTGTGGCCCGTAGCTCCGATGTGCGCTTGTTTGAGCATGATGGAGCTTAATGCGGGCAGTTGGACGTGTCCGAGTTGGCGGATGAGCTGCCAGTAGTTTTCTCGGCAGCTGGCGCAGAGCAGATTCGCGGACACCGGCTTCATGGGCTTCCGGCAGTGCTTGCAATCGGTCAAAGTCGTGTCTCCTTGTCGTGCTGGCGGATGAGTGCGGCGATTGCGGCTTTCGGGACTTGCGGCACGAGCGGCGCGATCTCGTCAAGCGCGTAACCGGCCTGATGCCACTTGATGATCATGTCTTCGAGTATTTTCTTCATTTGGTGGCCTCCAGATATGGATTGTCGCTTGTGTGTGGCGGGAAGTCGCATTCCTGGTCTTTCCATCCGGCCGCGTAGCCTTCTCGCCATGCCTTGGCCATGCGTCGGTGGTATTCGGCGTCTGTGAGATGGTAGATGAGTTTGGGTTCTATCATTGTGTGTTCTGCTCCTTGTTGAGTCGTTCTGCGAGTTGGCAGGCTTGTTGGTCTGGTGTAGCGGTTTCCTTGTCGCGTCCGAGCGCTTCGAGCACGTGAGAGCATTTCCACGTGTGCACGTGGCGTTTCGAGGGTGGTATGCCGCTCATTTTGGCTCTGCGTTGGCACCAGCCCTTCCACAGGCGCGTCCAGTCGGCTATCGTGCGGTTTTCGCCATAATGTCGGCTTAAGAATGCGTTCCACGCGTCTGACAGGTCGAGATTCGGGTAATCGCGGATTATGGCGGCGTTGGCGTGGGCTTTCTCCCTGACCAGCTCGAAGTCGTTCAGCCCGATTTCTTTGGAGAAAGAAGAAGAATATTCTTCTTTCTCTTTCTTTTGGGTTCTGGTGTTCTGGTGTTCTGGTGTTTGTCCCGATGTCACACGCATGTCACGCTGTGACACTGCCGTGACACTGCCGTGACCACGTGACTTACTCTTGCGTTCCTTCGCATCGGCGCGGGCGTGCAATACCTGCTCCTTGGTGCGATTGTGCGCGGTGTAATCGTGGATCAGCCAGCCTTCATCGACCTCCTCGAACATGCCTTCGTCCACGAGAGCCTGCACCTGTTCCGGTGTGGCTCCGATGTTCGACAGCAAGGCGCGGCGTGATATGAAGCCGTCCGTGAGCCTGTCGCCGCACAGCGAGAGGGCCATGCAGAATATGCCAACGGAATCGGCGTGCCCCATGCGCACGAGGTCACGCACCTTGTCGTTGTCGTAGAAGCCGTTCACGAGCTGCACGTATCCGCGCCTTGCCATCAATCCTCCCCTCTTGTGATGCCGTTGAATTCCATCCAGATTGCCTCCTGCCGTGGCGTGGTGACCGGCAGCCCGTCGTAGCTGAAGACGATGCCGCTCCCCCAGTGTGGTTTCGCCATCGCGTCCAGGGCTTCGGCAATTTCCACCAAGTCCGGTGGCGGGTCGAGCGTCACCATGACATGCCGTCCATTACGGCTTGCTTCGCGTCCACCAGCCGATACCCGCAGTAAGGGCAGGTGACGTAATAGCTGCCCACCGTCTCGCCGCAGTGGGCGCACTCGACATATCGGATTGCCTTGCTCATTCGCTTACCGCCTTCCGTGCGATTTCGAGCATTTCCTTGGCCTGTCTGATATATTCCTCCTGGAAGCCGGGGATCTCACCGGCATAATTCCATGCGTCATCCTCGTCTTTCGCCGCGTCGCTATCGACGCCATCCCATTCGCAGCTGTTCCAGCAAAGCAGTTTCGCCACAGCCTCAATCTCAACGGCAGTTGGCGGCGCGGTACGTCCAGCCATGTACGCTGTACCGGCAAGCTCCCGAACCGTCTGAAACGTCAAATCATCATCCATGCCACGCTCGTAAACGTTGGCCTCGTCAAGCAGGATGCTCAATTCGTCCTCTTTCCGTTCGCTTCGATCATGGCGTACAGCATTTCACTCGCCGGACGCCGCCTGTAGCTATTCCGCTTGTCTCCATAGGACACGTCGTACAGGCATCTGAGCTTGTCCCCTTTGGTCGTGGGCACCAGCACTTGGTCGATGTCTCGCGGAATCTGGTGGCTCACGCGCAGTTCATCCGCAAGCTCAGGCGTGGTGACTAGATAGTTTTCGTCACCGTAGAACGTCAGCCCGTGACCCGATTTGAAATCAGCCATGCATGACTTGATTTCATAGCAGGAGAAAGTGCCTAGTTCCACACTGCTTGGTTCGAGCACGTAGCCGGGCGTGAAAGGCTTGAATCCGATGTAGTCGATGCGCCTGTTCCGTGGTGTTCCAAGGTCGAAGTTAACCTCGCTAGCCCAATAACTCACGCGATTCTTCAACCTCTTCTCGACCAGCTTGGACAGCATGGCGGTGGTCTCAGCCCTGCTCATTTCTTCCTCCTGAAGTACTTGTATTCATCGTGGTGATGGAACAGGAACAGGTGAAGTCTCCACGCCTTGACTGCCAACAGGCCCTTGAGTGTGATCGCATACCCGCCATGGACACGCTTCATGAGCTTCCTATCGGCCAATGATTCAAGCATTCGGGAAAGCTCTTGGCCCCCTTTTTGTTGCCAGATGTAGCTCATCCCCTCAGCGATATACAGGCAACACATGTCCTTGTCGTATTGACTAATCATCATTAGCCTCCCTCTCAAGGATGTAGACGTTCGTCGCGGTAACGGCGTTATCACGCAATTCCGTTGGCGGCATGGTATCCACCCGCAGAATCTGCCAACCCTCGTTCAGCAACTCTTCAAACACCTCCGCATTGGATAAGCAACGATTATTGCCGCTGCCAGTCCAGAACAGCGGGCAAACCTTGTACTGATTTCTCATTTCGTGTCCTCCTTAATGAAGACGATCCAATGTGTTCCGGTGCGGTTCGGCTGTTTGTTGCCGAAGAGTGGCTTATGGTCGGTGAGCTTGAGTATCTGAGAGACGGGTATCTGTGTCTCATTCCATTTGAAAATCAACACGCCATGCTCTTTCAGGACGCGGAAACACTCGCTGAACATGGTCTTGATATCTGTTTGCCATGTCTCTTGGTCGAGGCATCCGTATTTCTGCGCCATGTAGCTCGTCTCTCCCGCATTGCGCAGGTGCGGTGGGTCGAGCACGACCATACGGAACGTCTCGTCAGGGAACGGCAGGTCGCGATAGTCCATCAGCATGTCCGGCTTGACTTCGAATCTGCGTCCGTCACATAGTTCCCAACTTTCGTCGCGCACGTCACCGAAGAGCACACGGCTGTCTGACTTGTCGAACCAGAACATTCGCCCGCCGCAGGCGGGGTCAAGAACAGGCTGATACGCGCTCATTTCGCATCCTCGCTTTGATTCGGCACCTCGGACGGCATGGAGCCGGAATAACCGAGCATGGACTCGCAATGCTCATAGACCAGATACAGGCCGCGAAGTTTTCCATATGTGCGGTCGGTAGTGGCGTCCTCAGTGCATTTTATTTTCATCGAAAGCTGATCGCACCATGCCATGATTTCGTTGAGCGTCTTGTCTTTTTCGGTCACGTTCGTAGCCATGGTTAGTGTTCTTCCTCTTCGATTCGGATTGTGATGTGGTAGACGCCTTTTTCGGTGCTTGGCTCGCCTAGCCGGTAGTCCGGGCCGAGCACATATTCCGCGTTGTCGTCGGGCCAGTAGCCTGACTGGGTGATGCCATCGAGTATCGCCTTGACCATTGGGGCCGCGTTTTCCGGGTCGAAGCGTCCGTGGGTCAATGGGTGGATGATGGCGGTCACATGCACCGGCCAATGCTCGGGCTTTTGGAGCTTGCCACTGTTGATGAGACTGCGGTAGGTGAGGTAGGCGCGTCTTTTCACGACGCTGGTGCGCCGGTATTTCGCCCGCCAATCTCCACGCTTGTTCTGGGTCCACCAGTAGGCCTTCAGCACGTCGATGGTGGTTTCCTGCGTCATTCGTCCTCCAAAATCCAAATGTCGGCATCGCCAATGTCCGCGTAATGGTCTTCGCTTTCGGCCTCACATTCGGGGCATGGTATGGGGCGCGCCGGATACAGCGCGCACCCATGTTTGGGACATACCGGCAGCACGTCCGGCGGCTCAATCCACTCACGCATCATCAGAAGTCAGGCTCTCCAGCCGGAGCGCCCCACGGATTATCGGCCGGAGCCTGCGACTGCTGCTGGGGCTGCTGCGGCTGCTGATAGCCGCCATTGGCGTTGCCGCCCTGGTATGAGCCTGACTGCATCTTCTGCACCTGAGCCGTCGCATACTTGAGCGACGGGCCGATCTCGTCCACCTGCAATTCGATGACCGTGCGGTTGGAACCGTCCTGCGCCTGATAGGAACGCTGCTGCAGCCTGCCCTGGGCGATGACGCGCATGCCCTTGCGGAGCGTCTGGGCGCAATGCGAGGCGAGGTCACGCCAGGCCGAGCAGCGGAGGAACAGCGCCTGACCGTCCTCCCACTGGTTGGCCTGGCTGTTGTATACGCGTGGCGTGGACGCGATGGTGAAGTTCGCCACCGTGCCGCCATTGCTCAAAGTGCGAATCTCAGGGTCGGCGGTCAGATTGCCGACGATCGTGATAACGGTCTCCCCCGCCATCACTCACCGTCCTTCGCATCGGCCTGCTGCTCGGAGTCGGCTTCGGTGTCCATGACCTCGGCAGTCACGTCATCAGTCGAATCGGTGATTACCGGCTGGAACACGTCGCTGTAATCCGGTGTGGTCTCGTCCACGCTCGCGGCCTTCTTCGCCTCGATGTTGACCGGCAGATATTTGAAACTGCGACGGATGATGGTCTTCTTCGCCATCTCCACGAAATTCTTCACCCACGGTCCGGTGATCTGACGGCTGCGATTGCGTGGCGCGTACTTCTCGCGGTATTCGAGCAGGTCGCGTTTCGACATGTAGTCGGCGTAGCGTCCGCCATTCGGCAGCTGGACAGAGAGGTACACGAATTTCAGCTTGTCCTCGCTGTGGTCGGCGTCCACGTTCACCTCGTCCGGGCATTCGATGGTCGGCACGCCATTTTCGTCAAGCTTGAGCTTGATGTTGTCATCCTCGTAGACGGCTCTCGGCTGCGCGTAGATGCCGCTGTTCTCCAACAGTTTCAGCATGCCCTTGTAGCCGATGACGAAGGTGGCCTGCTTCTCCCCCGTGGCATAGTTCTTGTTGCCATAGGGCAGGATGTACGCCTGTCCCAATCCATCCACGTCGGATGGGCGCAAGCCAAGTGCCGCGCACTGCATGAAGCAGGAAAGGACGCTGACCGGCGTGCAGTCGGCCAAGGCGGGTGTGCGGTTGATGCTGCTGATGCACATCTGCAACAGCGCCTCGCTGTCGAGGTTGCCGCCGATGACACGCGCGATCTGCGGCCACGAATGCTCCACAAGCTGCTTGAGCTTGCCCTTCGGATTGAGCGGCTGCAACTGCTGCCCTTGCGCCTGCTGTGCGATTGCTCCCATTTTTATTGCTCCTTGTCTTCGATGGTTTTGAGTGAGAATTTGCGGTAGGTGGTGGCTTCGACGGTGTATTCCTTGCGAGTCGTCGGCTTATAGGTGGCTTGCAAATTCCCGCACTTGATGCCGGTGTGCGAGCCGATGCGCAGAATGATCTGCTCCTGCAATTCCTTCTGAGCGGACTTCATGTCATTCAGCATCCCGGTGGCGCTCTCGTATCTTGCGAGCAGGTCGTACAGGTCGTCATCGTCGCTTTCGTCCACGATGTCCGGCGTTGGCTCGGGGAAAGCCTTCTGCACGTCACATCCGGTCAACTGCGGTGGAGTATCAGAAGTGACGAAATGCCAGAAGTCGGCTGCGGCCTTGTCGATCGCGGCCATATCCTCCACGTCGGCATGGAACTGGATCTCTACCGGCTCGTCGTCTCCGATGGCGGCGTAGACGTATCCCCATGTCCAGCCTGTGACGAGCGCGTAGAATTCGACCTGAGCGAGATAGTAAGGCGGAATTCGGAGGTTTCCGTCCTCGTCATGCCAGTCCCCCGCTCGACGACCACCCGCCGTCTTGATCTCGAGGATTCCGAAGCTTCCGTCCTCCCCTTGCAGGATGCCGTCAAGCGAAGCCCTCAGAAAAGGCTTCTCACGGCTGATGAACTGCTTGTCCGTACCGTCCGTGACGAGCATTTCCGGGTGCGCTGCGCGGAAACGCTTCCTGAGCTCGTTTTCCAGCGCGTTGCCGCGCACTACCGCCCACTTGTCGGAAATGTCCTCCGGTTCCACACGGCCGGTCTTCTCAAGCCACAATTCGTAAGGCGTTTTGAAAGCGTTAAGGCCGAGAATCGTGCTCATGTCCGAGCCGCCCACACCCGCCTTGCGGCTTTTCAGCCAGGCAAGATGCCGTTCCGTCTTCTTGCCCTGCTTGAACCGTTCGACCGTGTAGCGTTCCGTGTCCTTGAGTGGGATACGCTTCATTTCAGGCTCCCTGCTGATTGCTTGGCTTGTTGATGTCTGCTTTGATGATGTCGGCGTCGAAATAATCGACCAGAAGATTGGCAATATCCAACGCGGACGTTCTGAGCTTGATGGTTTCCGCCAAGGACTCTGGCTCGATGGTGAAAACGCCACTCTCGCTATTGAACTTGAGTCTCATTTCACCACGTCCTTGCTGTAGTTGGCTTTCAAGTCCATGAGTTCGCCGTTGAGGAGTTTCGTGGCGAAGCCGTAGACCACTTTGTCGTTGGTCTGGAACGCGGTTCGCTGCAATGCGCTGATGGCGTCGAAGGTGCCGACCAAGGCGTTTGCGATGATGGTGCGCGGATCGGCTGTGGCTTGTGGCCCGACGCTGATGGTTCCGACGGGGGTGATGTCGCTCGGGGTGAGTTTCGTTGCGGTGATTTTGTCCACTGTGAGTTTCGATGTGGTGGTCATGGTTTCTTTCTTCTTTCCGGTTGTGGCGTTTTTCCGTGTTTTGCGGGGTGAATGCTGGTCGAAGGCCGGCAGGAGTCCTTCCTTGCGGAGTTGGCCGATGATGTTGCCTGCCGTTTTCTGGCTTATGCCGAGCGCTTCGGCGGTTTCCTTGCCGTCGAATGGTTGGCCTTGGTCGATGCGGTTTCTGCAGTGCGCGAGAATGAGGTCACGTTTCGACGGTTCCGCCTGTTCCGCCGTGGGCTTGCCGACGGCCTGATAGTCGGCCAGAATATCCTCATGCGGCTTCTCCGGCTCTGGCGGTAGGTCTTGCTTGACAAGTCCGGCCTTGCGCAGGGCCCGCATTTCGTCACGGCTCAATCCCGCTTCGCCTGACTCGTTGTAAATGCTTTTGAGCTCTCGGAGCTCGTCACTGCTGTATTCGTGTTTCAACGTGTTCCTTTCCTTAAGTTTTCGATGAGCGCGTGGTTGTCGCTGATGAACTTGTCCACGTCGATTCCTTGCTGCGTGAGGGTCGGATTGTTGTCGCCGAAGCGTGCTTTCCCATCGCTTTTGACATCTGAGCGGCTTTGGACCCGTGTCACTGGAATGAACGTGCCGTTTTTCATCTCGCCACCGTCCTTCGGTATTCGTGCGCCAGAGCCCACCGTTCAGCGATTTGACGCTGGTAGCGGACTTTTCGCCTGTCCTGATGGCCTTCCGGCGGCTCCACGCCGATCTTCACGTATGGCGGGCCTTTGCCGATGCTGCGCCAGTTGGCGAGGGTGCGTGGGCTCATGCCGAGCATGGCGGCAAGTTCGGCTGGCGTGAGCAGGTCTGTCATGGCCTGCCGTCCCGAATGTCACCCATCGGATCGATGTGGAGGCCGGTGAGCATTTCCGGGGTGTCGCTGCCGCCTCCGCGTTCGAGGTGACGTTTGAGCGCCTTGTCGATGGCCTGGCATGCGATTCTGGCGGCAAGCGCGGTGCATTCGCCGAGTCCGTTGCCGGGCAGGGCGACGCTGATCAGACTGCCGTCCAGCGGCATGTCAAGTGTGGCGATGAACATTGGGTCGGATTCCGGGTTGTCGGGGTCGACGTCGACGCAGAGCACCCATGTTGCCGCCTGTGGTTTGTTTTCGTTCATGGTGTGTTTTCCTTTTCTTGTTGACGTTGTGGTGCCCCGTCCTGACGAGTGGATGGGGCTGAGTGGCTGGCGTCGGAGTCGAACCGATGCCGTCCGTGGATTCCGAACGCCCCTTTGACTGTTGGAGCATGACCTGAACATGCTGGCGGCCGGTGGCGCGACCGACGGCGATGGAAGCCGTCAGGCATACTTGAAAGGGTTGCAAACACCGGAGTGCCTGCGTTTTTGATAGAGAGAGAAGAGATTGGAATCCGTGGACGGGCGAACCGTCGCCCAGCCGAATGCGCCGACAGTGTATGTACGGCAGAGAGATGGTCGGCGCGTGGATAATAATCGATATTCAGTTATATGTGTCCCCGCTGGCCGACGAATGAGTGAACGTGGGTGTCCTGCGGAACAACCCGATTTTTGGTTGTTTGTTGGGACTGTCGGCTGGTGGGAAGTCTTTAGTCGCGTGGCGCGAATCTGACGATCAGCCACAATGCGGTGGCGATGTACACGCCTTCCACCATGAGCGCGGCGGTGGTGCTGCCGCCATGCCATGTGAGCATGATGGTCAGGCTGGAGATGAGGCCGATGCTGACGATGGCGAAGAGGATGCGGCGGCGCGTGTAGTTCGGCTTCCGCCGGGGTTCGATATTGTTGTCCATGATGTCTTCTTGCTATTTGGAGGGAGGTGATTTTAGATGAAAACGGAGTATCGGATGGTCACGTTCCACGTCGCCAGTTCACAGCTTTTTCCTGCCGAGGTCGGTGCTGTCAGGAGCCTTACCCTTGATTTCCTTGGCTCGGCGCCTGAACTGGCCGAGCAGATGGATGGTTGGGAGCCGGTCGGCTTCCAACTTCTCCCACAAGGTGAGACGACCTTCATTGCCGTGATGTTGAAGCAGTCGCTCAATCTTTCCGATTGTTGATCATGTTCCGGGCCTGCGTGCGGAATAGTTCGCCGATTCTGTCTAGTTCCTCGGCGGTGAGTTCCGCACGCGAGTCGTTCAACGTCAGAACGAACCTTCCATTGAGGTACTGGCTCAGCAAGATGATCGTCTTGTCTACTTTCTTGTCGATCCTGAATGTGCTGGCGAGGATGCCGGTCGGCTGGATGCGGCTGGTCGAGAAGCCCCGCTGTTCGTGAATGGTGATCGTGTCAGTCATCGTTACCGTCTCCAGTGTTCACTCGCTTTAACGGGAAGGCTTCAGGCGGGAGCGTTTCGCAGACAGTCGGCCACTTCACATACTGTCTATCGCCATTCCAGATGGTGTGATTAGCCGAGTTATAAGATGTGCGCGCCGACCAGTCATCATCGACGTCCTTAAGCAGGAGCAGACCATAATTCGCGGTGGCATAGAAGCCCCGCTCCTTCGGCTCTTCTGGCAGTGGCTTCTGTTCGGCTGACTTGTCGAGTTGGAAGAGCTGGTCGAGCAGATTGTTGGTTTTCTCTTCGTCGCGTTCCTTGTATGCTTCGATGAGGTTCGCGATGATTTTTTCTCGCTGTTGGAAGATGTTCATTTCTTGTCCTTCTTCTGGTTGAGTTCTTTGAGTGTTCGTCCGATTTCGCGGCGGAGGTTCATGAGGTCGGTTTTGTTGAGCATGTGTTCCTGGTATCCGTCTGCCATGTCGAATCTGAGTCCGATGAGGCAGCTGTGGTCGCTGCTGTGCGTGCCGTCCTCGATGATTCGCAGTTCGAATGATTGGCTCATCGCATGTTCCCCAAGTCGTCGTTGAGGCTGTAGGCGAAGTTGTCGAGGGTGCTTTCAGGGATGTCCGCAAGGACTTCCTCGTCGTCCGCGTGGAGCTCGATGAGTTGGCCGCTCTTGTCTTCCTGGATGCGGATGGCGTAGCCGGTGGTGCCGATGAGTTCGATTCGTGGTTTCATGGTTTTCCTTGATTCCGGCGGTTTCGGTGGGTTAAGGAGCTGGCTCATGTTCGGTTTCCTTAGGCTTTGAATTGTTTGATGCTGTCGATCGGCTGGATGAGGAGCATGACGAGGTTTTCGGGTTCCATGTCGAGCATGGATGCCGCTTTTTCGATTTCGTCCGTCGAGAGTGGCGTGTGGCCTTTGAGCCTGTTGTTTACGGCTCTGATTTCGAGGCCCCATGCTTTTGCTAGGTCTTTCGGTGTCTTGTCATGTCTGGCGAGTTCCGCTTTGAGGTTTCTGCTGGCTGTTTCCGTCAGACCGGCCATTCATCCTCCTCGATTCCCTGCTTGGTGAGGCATGCGCGCCAGTCGTGCCAGCCGGGGCCGCGCATGTGGCCGCACGGGTAGTGGTCGGGGGTCTTGGTTCTTTTGGTGCTCAACATCTCGTTTTTTCCTTTCGACGGTTTTTAATATACGTAATTACGAAGTTTCTTGTATTCGTAATTACGTAGTCTTCACGATTTATGCACATATGACTACGCAATTAGCTATAATTTGAAGCATGGGAAGAAAAGCACAGGAGGTCACGCATTTCGCCAAGCAGGTCATGGACGAATGCGTCAGGCTCCAAAAGCAAAGCGGCATGACCATAAAGGAATTCGCCAAAGCCTGCGGCTTCGGCGAGGTCTACTGGTACACGAGGGCAAACTACAGCCTCCCGCTCAACCTGAGTGACCTGGAACGCATCAGCGAAGTGACCGGCGTACCCATCGGAGACATCGTGATGGACTCCAAACGCCATGCCGTCGAAGCCGCCGAGAGGAAAGCGCAGGCAGGCGGTTATGGTCTTGCCGCCTATGACGCTGCTGGCAAGCAGGAGGCCATCAATGGAGAGGCTGGGCCGGATTACGACGAGCCTGCCTGACCTGCCGATCGACCGGCGCATGACATACGGCGCCATGCGCCGCGCGATTGTCGGACTGCCGGTCACCGTATCCAGCGCCATTCTCCCCGATGGCCTTTGGGGTTGCTACGACGCCGCGACCGAGGTGATACTGATCGACCGCAGGCTCACATACACGGCCAAACGGTGCACTCTCGCGCACGAGCTCTTGCATTGGCGGCATGGCGACACCGGCTGTGCGAACAATAGTTCGAAAGTAGAGATCCGTACACGGCGGCAGACCGCGCGCCTGCTCATCGATCCGGCAGAACTAGCATTGGCGGAACGCATGTACGACGATGACCTATGGTCGATAGCCGATGAACTGAACGTGACCACGCAGGTGCTCACGGACTACCGAGCCATGCTCAACACATCGCCAAATAGAATCAAAGAAAGGTTTTTCAATGCGTAAAAAAATCATTGCCATCACAGCTGCGACGCTTCTCCTGGCGACGGCCTGTGGCTGCGGAAGCCAGCAGGAGCCGGATTCCACGACGGCCAAGACGCCGGACGTCAGCGCACAGCAGGAGAAGCCACAACCACAGGCAGCCGAGAAGACGGCGCAGAGCTTTGTGGACGAGTTCAACGCGAACTCATCCACGCCGATAACCGACGTCGAGAAATTCACGCCGAGCGATTCGAACGGCCCCTATTACCGGACGGAGTATCGCACCGGCGCTTTCTCCACCGCAGACGCTCTCCACGGAAGACTCGGCCAATCGTCAGTGGACGTGCTGGTCTACGGGGCAGTGCTCGGATACGGGAAAAACGACATGCTCCGCGTCTACGTCGATGGGCCGCATGACGAGATCGACAGCGTATTCCCCATCATGGCGAAGATTCTTGACCCGTCGATTTCCGATCAGGACATCCAAAGTCAGATGGCGAAGGAGTATCCGTCCAATGATCTTATTTACGCCGCGACGCATAAGCTAATCGAGCGGGCTTATGTCGATGGCGATCATGCGTTTCTCGACGCGAAAATCAGCTAGCGGTTATAAGTCTTTATAAGTCTTTATAAGTCTTTATAAGTCTTTATAAGTCTTTATAAAGCTTATATCTGCTTCAAATGCTCGAAGATTTGCGCTGTCTGTGCAGCATCGTCGACGGCGCGATGCCGCTCGGTCTTGGCGATGCCGAAATATCGAATGAGGTCCACCACGCGATGGTGGTCAAGCTGCGGCAGCAATGCCTGGGATAATTCCATCGTGTCGTAGAAGCTCACGTCCGGCATTCCGGCGCCGACCCTCTGCGCCTCCCTGGCGATCACCGGAATGTCGAAGCGTCGGATATTGTGGCCTATCCAAGTGTCACGCCCACAGAAAGCGTAGAACTTGGGTAGCGCTTTGTCGATGGTGGGTTTGCCTTTGACGTCCCGGTCGGTGATGCCGGTGATCTGCGTGACCTTGGCCGGTATCGGAATCTGCGGGTTGACGAGCTGGCTGAATGACGCGACCTTGCGTCCGTGCCTGATTCTCACGGCTCCTAGCTCGATGATTCGAGCGCTTCTGTCTAATCCTGTGGTCTCGATGTCGATGGCCACGTAATCGTCCTCCACGCCATCATTCGTGTCGGCATGAGTGATTGGTGCCGTTTCCACTGTTGGAGCGTCTGAGGCGGCTTCCGGCGATGATTCAGGCATATTGGCCGCTTGATGCTTATGACGCGGCTCCGGCTTGAGGAAGAGATGCCAGAAGAACCATGCGAGGAATGCGAGGAGCAGAACCGTCATGATGCTTGTGGCCAGATCGTACTTCGGCGTGGTGATGGTGTCGTAGATGCCGTAGATACCGGAGATTGCGCACAGCACGGATAGCACGAGGTAAATCAGTTTCTTCATTTTTCCCCTTCTTTCTCCTTGCTTCAAGCTACCGCAGATGGGGATTGGACATGCTGATTTTTTTCTTTTTTGGCACATTGCCCCTATAAAAAGAATGTTACCAATCTATATATTACTTATATAGATGGTACATATAAGTATTGGTTTCGGTATTTATACGTACTGCCAGTTGGTACTTATTTGTCTACTACCAATGGTACAAATAAGTACAGGTAAAGAAAAGCCCCTCCGGCGCTGTCACACCGAAGGGGATGAAGAAAAGCGCGAGCATTTCTCCACTTGCCAATTTACCAGCAGGTGGGGAGGAAGACATGGAAGAAATGGGCTACCGCAACTTCAACGCGATCCGTCAGCTCGGTCAAATGGGCAAGTTCTCCAAGATGAGGGCTGACGGCACTCTCTCCACAAGCAACTCGGCACTGCTGCTGCTCACCTACATGGCCAGCGTCACCTACGACTGGGACACGGAGCGCAACTGCCCAACCCCTGACGCAAAAGCCAAGGGCTACCCATGCCGATACTACAAGCGCGGAGCCGAAACATTCGCATACGACTACGGCAAGCTAGGCATATCGCCAGAGCAGGCCATGAGCGAAAACGCCCAGGAATACATCGAAAAGCGGAAAGGCGCTGCAAACCAAGAATTCAAACGCTCAATCACCACCTTGAAGGACTGGGGCGTAATCAAGCAGCTGGAACATGCGAAGAACGGAAAACCCGCCGGATACTTATTGCTGCTTGGCGACGACGAGGAGAATCGTGCCGTGGAACAGTGGGCGCGCCAATGCCTCGGACTACCGATGATCTGGTAAGCCGTGCCCACATTTTGCCCACGTTTTATAGAGAAATGACGTGATTTGGAGTGAATTGGAGTGAATTAGGAAAGTCTGAAAACCGTTGGAGAATAAAGGAAAACCGCCATCTCTGGCGGTTTTCAAAAGTGCCTCCAGCGGGACTCGAACCCACAGGAGAAAAGCTTCAGACACTTGCCGTTTCAACGGTTCCATCAATGCCTTGCGTCGCTTTTGCCCACATTTTGCCCACATCCTGCGAAAACAGCAGACCGCCCATACGCTCCGACAGGTCGTCCAGATCATCGTCGAACAGGTCCGCGTACACGTCCAACGTCATCGCGGCCGACTTGTGGCCGAGCTGCCGCTGCACGGTCTTGACGTTCGCGCCAGACTGCACCATGAGGCTCGCTGCGGTATGCCGCAGGTCATGGATCGTCATATGCCCGCGCTCGATGCCGGCCCTGCGCAGCGCGACCGCGAACCATCCGTCACTCCTGGTCGGATTCCAACCGTTCGTCATGGGCTCGTCCAACGGCTTGCCTGGAGCCGTGAAAAGAAAATCGGACGGCTCGCGCCCCTCGCATTGCTTGGTGAGCAGCGGACGCAACACCAGGGGGAACATCACCGAGCGTCCATCATGGGTCTTCGGGTCGGTCTCCACCATCCTGCTGGAAAGACGCGTGATGCTCCTATATATATGCAGTCGACAGCGTTGCAGATCGACATCCTCGACACGGAGCGCCACGAGCTCGCCCCACCTCATGCCGCACAGGCCCAAGGTCAGCACGATCGGCTCACGCCACCCGCACTGCATCGCCACACGAGACAATTCATCGGCCGACAGATAGACATGCTTCCGCACCTGCTTGCGCGGCAGCTCGATGCCGTCGCATGGATTGTCGTGGATGCACCGATCGGCCTTTGCCCTCTCCATGAGACTGCGAAGCAGATTCTCGGCGCGAATCGTCACCGACGCACTGCGTCGTCCTGCCAGATCGGTGACCCACCGCTGCACTTCGTCGCGCGTGATTGACTGCATCTCCCTCATGCCCCACTGCGGCTCCACATGCACTCGCCAAGCGTCTTCCAGCGACTTGATGTAGCTTGGCTTCGCCTTGGTCTTCTTGGCGGCCAGCCACGGCTCCCAGAAGTCCTCCACGAGTCTTCTTCCGGCCTGTGGGTCGATGTAAGCTCCGACGCTTTTCGCTGTAGTCACATTGGCCGCTCCCCACGCATCGGCGTCCATCTTGCGCTTGAAGCCACGCCTTCCGGTGGACGACCCGTCGGGCTTGCGGTAGCGCACCTCGTATCTTTTTCCGGCTTTGGTGGCGTATTGGCGGATCGTGTAGGCCATGCTGGTCTCCTTTGCTGACATGGCCGATTATATAAGAGAGGCGGAGCCTTGCATTGCCCGGCTCCGCCTCTTGTCCGTTTGTGTCAGCAAAAAGGACGTTTCACAGTCTAATACGCGACACGCCCGACTTGATTATTACCACTGTAGTAGTAATATTAATTATGTCAGCAAAAGAAAGGACAAACAAAATGACCACCGCAATCGACATCAACACCAACGAGACCATCTCCATCAAGCCCATCGTCATCGCGCAGAGCGGCGCGTGGGATGTGCTTCTTCTTGCCGACGCCAACACCGGCAAGGGCATTTGGATGGGATATGACCTCGATTGGCAGATCGACCCAGAAGACGGAGACCTCGACCACGACGCCGACAAAATCGAAGGCGTGTACGGCGCAGACGAAGACGAATGGGAGGCCGCGGCAAACGCGAAGCTTGCGGAATATGGTTTTAAGCTCGGCGACTTCGACGAGAAGGCCGGAGACCGTTACACGCTAGTCGAGGCCTGACATGACGCGCGGCAAAAACAGGCGACTTCGCCTCATCCCATCGCACCTTCCGCTGATCCGCGACAAACTCGCGGAATACGAGCGGGTCGCATTAAAGGAGGAGATGGCTGCGCACTCGCAATACGAGCGGAGCATGGAAGCGGCTTGGAATTTCGCTGATAATCTCGCCGTCGCGCAGCTTTGGTGGATCAGCCGGGACATGACGGCGCTGGCGGAAGATACCGTCCGGGCAGGTGATTTCCCGAAATCGGAAGCGCCGGCGCAAAGCGGGCTTATCTTCTTCGACGGGGATGTCCAAATGGTCAGATTCCCCGTGACCGACGACGCGACGGGAAGGAAGGTCGGAGACGCCCATGTGTCGGCGCTCTTCTGGCAATGCGACGGCAACGGCGATATCGAATTGATGGGATTCACGGACCATCCATGCGCTCTGAAGGAATGCGACGCGAAATCATTCTCACTGCCGGTCATCAGATTCGCCAACGGCATTTTCAATGAGCATGTCGGCGGTTTCCGATGGTTCGGCGATCTGCTGCGCGCGGTGTGGGCGTTGAGCGCGGAACCGCATATCTGCGAGGCGAAACCGGCGAAACCCGATATGGCGCATCCGCTGCCGCAGCGTTTCGACCCGGAAATACGCAAGGTCAAGATGCTGGTGCTGCGTGAGAATCTGCATCGTCCTGGAGGAAGCGCCGATGATGACGAGCGGGTGCGACGTGAGTATTCGCATCGTTTCATCGTGCGCGGCTTCTGGAGGGATCAGGCGTATGGGCCGAATCATTCGTTGAGGCGCAGGCAGTGGATTCCGCCATTCGTCAAGGGTCCAGCCGATAAGCCTTTGATCTGCAAGGAGACGGTGCGCATATGGAAACGGTGAGCGACATGATCGCCGGCTTTCTCGCCGGCCTGACGCCGGGTACGAGGGCGGGGTATCGGAGCGTCGTATCGCGATGGCTCCGCTGGTGTGCGGATAATGGCATCGACATGCTGCGGGCGAAGCGCACCCATATCGAGGTGTTCGCCGCCTATGACGGCGGCATGCGGCCAGCAGCGAAAAACACGGTGTGCAGGAATCTGAGCGTCGTGTGCTGCCTCTACCGCTACCTCTGCGAGGAGGGGTACATCGACTCCGACCCCGGCGAGCACGTGCGCAGACCGAGGCTCTACGGCCATTCCGACGGAACATACCTCACACGCGACCAAGCCGTGGCCTTCCTGGCCGAGGCGCGCCACATGGACGCGCAGACGGACGCCTTGTGCAGTCTGCTGCTGCTGACCGGAGCGAGGATAGGCGAGGCGCTCGGATTGGACGTCGAGGACTGCCACCTGGATGACGGGCGCCCGTGGGTGCGGTTCGACCGCAAGGGCGACTGGTCTCAGCGCGTGGCAGTCCCGTCCGATGCGGCCAAAGCGCTTGCCCGGCATCTCGGACGCCGCAAGCATGGGCCGGTGTTCCGTGATTCTTCCGGCGTGCGGCTACGGCATCAGCGGGCTGTCGGCATCGTCTCGTCGGTGGCCCTGCGGATCGGCGTGCCAAGTATATCTCCGCACTCATTGCGGCGCACCTTCTGCACACTCTCCCGCGACGCGGGAGTGCCGGACAGGGACATCATGGCCGCAGGCGGCTGGAACAGTCCGCAGATGCTCGATTATTACGACATGGCGCGTCGTGGGCTGGATGGCAGGGCTGGCGACGGATTGCAGGATTACCTGGGTAAGGAGGATTGATATGGGTTTGAGGTCGATGCGCGAGGGCGCTGGACTGTCGCAGCAGGATCTGTGCCGGGCGATTGGGAGCAGCACCGTGGGGCGCGTGTGGGCGTGGGAGGCGTGGTCCGACAGTCCACGTCCGAAGTCGGCGCGTGACCCGCATTTGATGGGGTTTTCCACGGCCAAGGTGCTGGCGGACGAATTGGGCGTGACGTTGGATGATTTCTGGGCCGGACTGGATGGATGATACGACACGCCCAACTTGATTATTACTACTGTAGTGGTAATATTAATTATGTCAGCAAAAGAAAGGACAAAAAAATGGTCACCATCATCGACAGCAACAAGGCAGTGGAAATCTCTATCCGCGAGTGGGATGAGGAAAATACGCAGTACGGCCCCGACTGGTCTGCTGATTTTTATGATGTCGGCTCGTTGCAGCAGGTACCGGATCTAAGCGACTATACGGATGCTGATCTTGCGGAACTTGGGCTTCCGCCGCGTGCCGTAATCCAGCTTGATGATGTGGTGGAACCGTCCGGCCGCTTTATTGACGGTATCGGTACATTTGCGTGTGATGGTGACGGCTACTTGGTTGATGACGTCGATTACTGCATCGAGCAGGCGAACGACATGGTGGCCGGCGTCGGCGACTTCGCGGCAGACGGTCCGCAACCGAATCAGGTCGTGGATGTGACGGAGCTTGACCGTCACGCGTATCCGCAATTGTGATATACTGTTTTTGTCGCACCGGAATGTTGAGTGTCCGGTTGAGATACCCCAAGCTCAATCTTGGGCGCGTGGATTGGAATAACGTTGAAAATGGCGGTGACGCCATGGAAGTTTCCGACAATCGTTTGATACGGACTCTCGGAAGCAGAGAAATAATCCCTCCCAGCCTATAGCGGGGAGGGATTTTTTATGAACGTTACGCGGAAGTCCTGCCAAGGCTAGCAGTTGTTGGTAGAACTTCCACATAACAAAACGGAAGGAGAGTCCTATTGGTGCAACAATACTGGCCCTCGCTATCGTTGTGCTTGTTCTCGTGTCGAAATAGAACAAATATAACAATAGTGCGGGTGAAGGACGTGAATGCGTCGTTCACCCGCGAATAAGCATTTTCATTGAGGAATTGTATTTATGTGTTTCGGATTTAAATCCGACTGATTCTTTTCTCTCAGCAGAAAAGACTTCATTTCTGTGTTGGTGCGCGTGGCGTTTTCTTCATGCGCACCAATACACCCTTACACTAGTGCTTAACGATATGGACGCGGTTGTCCATATGAAAAAGAAAGGACGCAAGAATGCGTGCACTTACCATCGAAGATTTGAATGCTGCTGCACATGTTGGCGGAGCCAGCAGTTTGGTTATGCGCCAGGAACTGGAACCGGCTAGCGGACCTGATGGGGTGATTGCCCCTGCAAAATATGTTGATTCGAATGGCAATGCCACTTATATTATCGAGAAGCGTTATATGGAGGGTGAAGAGAACCCCGCAAAAGTGGTTCTGATCGATTCCAAGACTTCCTTCGCGAACCGGGCCGAGGCAACGACTACGGAAGCCATGCGGAATGGTGAGGGGATTCTTTCC